GCTTGGGTCCGCGACGCAGTGCGCCGTGACCATGATCGGCGTCCCGTCAAGCCGGCTAGCGCCGGTCCAGAGGACGACCGTGGACGGGAGCGGTCCCCGTCCTAGGATGCTGCGGGCGGCGCGCTTCCACGCGGGACGCCACTGTAGCAGACTTGCCATTGCTTCCTACCTTCACCCCTAGCCGGCGGCCGGCGGTATTGTCGGCAGCCGCTAGACGGTCCGGAACGTCGCCCCTATCGGTGCGGCGCTCGGGACCGGCTAGCCGCTCGTCAGGCGGCTAGGGTGTCGGTCACTCCCACGCTACGGGCGATGCACGCTACCGGTAGCCGTGCTCTCGCTTTCCATGTACCGCCGGCTCGCCTCTTGCGAGGGTCGTCGCCTGTAAGCCTACGCGGGCTAGCGTGGGAGTCTCCACTACGTGGGAGCATTGGACGGCCGCGCGAAGGCGGCTAGCGTTGTGAAAGAGCGGGCCGATACGCTACGGGCGTTGCCCCTACGGGCTCTTCACGCTTTCGGACCGTTGCCGGCCGGCTAGTGTATCGGGGGGATGCTTTCCCTTTATGCCACTACGGTATGGCTGTCAAGCCTTATCGTCGCGACCGAATGGTTCGGAATCAGGAAGCATCTGGGGGTGTGAACCGGGAGCGGCTGTACCGTCCGGGCGCCGGAGCGTTGCCGCCCCGACACTCTACAAGTATCACCCGTGCGCAGGTTGTCCACACTCTAGACGCGACGCGTCGACGATCCCGGCCGGCCGCCCACGCGACGCGCGCCCACGCGCCGGCGCGCCCGCTCCCCGCCGGCGACGGCGGGCCAAACGCCGCCGCCCCCTGCCCACTCCACCCCCCGGCACACAA